GAGAAAGAGTCTCCTGACTCTAGTGCCTGTTTATAAACATCTTTTGCCATTTCAATACGACTTTTAATTTGCTCTTCAGTCGTTTCAAAATTCTTAGTAAAAGAAGTTTCTGCATTTTTTTGTTGAGCTTTTAATTTTTCTTCAAGCTCTGCCTGTTTTGCAATAAGTTGGTCAATTTGTTCTTCTCGTTCTTTTTTCTGACGAACTAATTGCCTTATTCTTTTTTCTGCTCCTGAAGAATTTATTTCAGGTTTTTTCTCAGGTTTAACGTCTTCTGTTTCAGGTTTTGTTTGAACTTCAGGTTGTTGTGGCTTTTCTTCTACAACTTCTTCTTGTCCTTCTATTTCAAATTCTACCTTATCTTCTTCTTTATTTTGCGATTGTGAAGTATCAATCGTTGACCATTCATTGTCTGGTGTCATTCACTTCTCCATAGTTTGCGAAACTAAGCATAACGCATATTTTTTATTATATATTAATTTAATTTACTTTGCAAGTGCAAGTATTAAATTAATTTGTTAAGTTATATGTAGGGTCTAAATCTTTAGGGTCTTCAACAACCATAGAAATTTGGTCATCATATAACAAAATTAGTTTTACTCCTTTATAAAAAAACTTTTGACCTGAATGTTTTCCATAACACACATAGTCTCCTTTTCTACACCACGGACCATTAGGAAACTTATCTTCATCTATGTAAGCATCTGCACCTACAACAAGAACTTTTCCTACTGTAGTTAAATAAGATATATCATTTTTAACTGAATCAGGTAAATATAATCCACCTTTTGTTTGTGCTTTAACAGATATAGGTCTTACAAGAATATGAAAACCCGGAATATGTGGTAATATTGTAGGGTCTTCTGCGTGTTCTTCTGTTATCCATAAATCATTTTTAGTTGCTGAACCTAAACTTGGTTGTTGCATTAGTCATCCTCTTCATCTAATATTTTTTTAGTTATATTTTTAATCTCTGCTTTTGCCCATTCAATACCTGCAATGCGACCTACGCAGTTCATATACGTATGATAATCTGAAGCTGAACCATATGCAAGGGAATTTTTTATTGTTTCTATTTCTTTATCTAATGATTTACTTATTTCATCTGATAGAGTCATTTTGTTCCTTTGTTAAGTGTTTTCTTATTTCTTCTACTTCACTTTCTAAAGTACTTATAGTTGTATAAATATGTCCTGTATCTTCAGGTTGTATCTTTTCTTTTAATATACTTATTTCTTGCATTAAAAAAATTAATCTATCTACATTATATATATTACTTCCATAACTTTTAATCACTATCATTTATTCCTCTTCTTTAATTTTTGATTTTTTAGCATCTTGTAACATTTTAATAAGCACATCAGAAGTTTTTATACTTTCTGCACTTTGTATACTATCTCCCTGTTTTATCATTTCTACAAGCATCTTAACTGCGTTCATTGCCTGTTCAGTATTTCTATCTTTATCTTTCTCCTCTGCTTTTAATAAATTCTCTGCACCTGCTTTATATGCATCTAATGCAATCTTTTGCTCTTTTAAGTCAAGGTCTCTATTCTTTAATGCACCCTCAGAAGCTTCTTTTGCAATATTAGCCTGTATCTTTTCTTTTTCTAAACCAAGTCTTTGAGCTTCCATCATTACCATTTGTTGTTCAGGAGTTCCACCTTGTTGAGCCATTGCCTGATTAGCAGTCATAACTTGTTGTGCTGCCTGTGCCATTACCTGCTCAATAACTTGAGGGTTCTGAATATTAGGGTCACCTTGAGGTGCTTGTGCCATTATTTGTTTAGTAACTCCATTAACTTGCTCTTGATACTTCATTACAATATGTTCCTGAATATTTGCCTGAAGTATAGGACTTACTCTTTGCATAATAGGATTGCCACCATTTGCAGGGTCTTGTAAAAACATAGTCTTTATCTGAATATGTGCGTCATGGTTCTGACCTGCAAATGCCTTTATAGGTAAACCCTTTGTTGCTGCTTCAATATCTGTTACAGGGTCAAGTGGCATTGGTTTAGGTTTACTAGGTAGTATATTTTCTAAATTAGGAATATTTGCTGCATTAAGCAAAGTTCTATTTAATTCTTCCATATTAAACATTCCCGGAGGTGCGTTTTGTGCTAACTGCATTGCCATATTTGTCATCATCAGTCTATGAGCAGATGAAGGTATATTAGGGTCACTTACAGGAATAATGTCAATTTTTTTATCAAAGTCAGTTCTAAATATTTCTGAAGATTCTCCCGGAACATCATATGGATATCTTTGAGGTAAACTTTCAGAATCAATTCGTGCAAGTATCTTAAACTCTTCTCTCTGTGCCTTATGTAATCTTTTATGTATTGCAGAAAAGAATTTACTTGAAGCTTCTAGTAATGCCATAGTTGTACCTACAGGACCATAGTTAGAACCCTCACTTATAATTTGTTCTGTAGTATCTGCAAACTTTTGACCTGCACCTGCAACATACTGCATCATATTATACAATGTAGAGGAAGGTTCTTTATATGGAAACATTACAATAGATTTATTTAAATCCATACCTGTTGCTTCTACTTCCTTAAATTCACCCGGAGCAATAGGGTCATTATCTCCTACAACTTTAACACCCTTTGCCTTAAATCCACCTTGTAAGTTTGCAAACTGACCTGCATCAATTAAACTTCTCATTGCTGCAGTTGCAGACATTGTAAGATTACCTAAGAAATGTATAAGACCTAATCCATAAAAACCAAATCCCGGAACAAATCTATAGTGAGTAAAAAACATTTTCTTTTGTTTTGTTCTATCATTTTCATTCCAGTTTCTTCTAATAGATAAAACTTTTTGTGACTGTTCCTCAATAGTTACAATATAAGGACAGGCAGTATCATAGTCCTCTATTTCAAGATAACAGTGTTGTTCTAGTAGTGTATATTGTGGGTCACTATCTGTAGATGGTGTAAGACCTAAAACTGTGTCCATCTTTTCTGCCATTGCAGATTGCTTTGGAAGTTCAGGGTCAGGTAAGTCTATATCTCTATACATACCTGCATTAATCTGTCTTGCAAGTTCTATAGGACTTCTATATAATATATGTGTATATCTATCTGCTCTTCTTAAATCAGTTGCATAATAGGATACATAAAATTGGTCAATAGGTACAAATTCACTAACAGGTCTATCTAAGGAATCATCATAATATATCTTTTTAACTGCAGACCCTAGTAGTGGCAAGTGAAACAACATTCTTTCTGTTTCATCAAAATATTCAGGCATTTGTTCTGATACTTGATAGTTCATAAAATTCTGTACTCTATTAGCCTGTCTTTGTCTAGACTCAGTAACATTACCTAATATTTGAACTTTAACTGGACCTTTTGAAGGAAACAGTTCACCACTTGCTTTGCTTTGGAATTTAACTGCAGATTCGATAAGAAGAGGATGCACTGCAGTTGCTGCACCTTCAAAAGGTTCTGTAGTATCTTCAAGTTTTAAACCAAGTAAGTCAAATCCTCTTTCAAACATTGACTCCCATTCTGACCTAGAGTTTTTATCTGCATCATACTTATCTAATACTGTACTTGCAATATCTAATAAATCGTCTTCTTCCATCATGTCTGCAAGATTTTCGTAAAAATCTTCTTTAGATTCTTCTTCTTCTTGCATAGACTCTTCAGAAGCAAATTCAATTTCTAATTCACCTGTTTCAGGGTCTATTTCAAAGTTTACATTATCTGTTCTTTTTTCCTTTTCTAGGTCTAGATTGATAATGTTGTCCTTGCTTTTCTCTTCGTTGGGATTCTTCTCTACTGCCATGCTCTTCTCTCGTTAAATTTTTTTTAAACTTTACAAATTCAATATCAATTACTCTTGCATTACCTATTTTTCTAGGCAATCTATTACATTTACAATAACTACTATATTTTTTAGCTTTACATTTTAAACAGTAAGTAACAGGATTATATCTGAATATTTCCATTATACTGTTATACTCTCCAATATGCAACTCTTTTGTCTTTTTTTTC